GTAGAGTTTCCTGCAATCTTTCCCGATAGTCAAAAACCTTTATGGCCTGAATATTGGAAATTGGAAGAATTAGAGGGGGTAAAAGCCTCTTTGCCTGTAAGTAAGTGGGAAGCTCAGTGGATGCAGAACCCCACGTCCGAAGAAGGGGCGATTTTGAAGCGAGAATGGTGGCAAAAGTGGGAAGAAGACGAAGTTCCAGAAATGCAGTACGTAATACAGTCGTACGACACGGCATATACTAAGAAAGAAACGTCTGACTTCTCTGCTATTACGACATGGTGCGTATTCTATCCTGATCCTAACTCCATGCGGCCAGCCCTGCTGTTGTTAGATGTTAAAAAAGGTAGATGGGACTTTCCTACACTCAAGAAAGAGGCATATAAGCAGTTTGAATATTGGGATCCCGACACAGTTATCGTAGAAGCCAAGGCCAGTGGTCTACCGCTCACCGACGAACTACGTCAGTCAGGTATTCCTGTGGTCAACTACTCACCTGGCAAAGGACAAGACAAGATTGCAAGAGTAAACGCGGTCGCACCGATGTTAGAATCGGGAATGGTGTACGTACCAGACACGCGCTGGGCAGATGAATTAGTAGAAGAGTGCGCAGCTTTTCCATTTGGGGATCACGACGACTTGGTAGACTCGACAACGCAAGCGTTAATGCGTTATCGACAGGGCGGATTTATTGGTTTAGAATCGGACGAGGATCTGCAGGATAATCAACCGAGACGGATCAAAGAATATTATTAGGAGACTATAATGGCTGACAAAGGCGAAATGATAAAGGACCAAGGACTTGTTCCTTACGCAAAACAAACCGATATGAAAGCACCCATGACCAAACCTGGAGACGGGAAAGGCAAAAGCCGTGGTGGTGGAGACGCTATAAGAGGAACAAAGTTCACAGGCGTTTACTAAACTGTAGATGGCAGAAAACAGCAAACCAACCAACATAGAAAGGTTGTCAGATCTTATTGATCTGGAAGTACAAGACGGCGAAGAGGTGCAAATCGAAGAGCCCATGCAAATGGGTGATGGCGATATTGCAGTTGAGCTGTCCGAAGAAGGTGCGCAGATAGATTTTTTTCCTGACGCGGAAATCATAGACACCACACCATTTGATGCGAACTTAGCGGAGTACATTGACGAGGGCGAGCTAGGACGAATAGCTTTTGAATTAGTTACAGACTACGAAGAAGACAAAGCAAGTCGTCACGATTGGGAAGACACATACGTAAAAGGATTAGATCTACTTGGATTCAAATACGAAGACAGAGACAGACCTTTTCCAGGAGCATCAGGTGTAACCCATCCGTTGCTCGCCGAATCCGTAACTCAGTTCCAAGCACAAGCATTTAAAGAATTATTACCAAGTAAAGGCCCTGTCAAAACTAGAGTGATGGGGAACGAAACACCTGAGGTAGAGGATCAAGCACGTAGGGTAGAAGAGTTCATGAACTACCAAATCACTACGGTCATGGAAGAGTACACTCCAGAAATGGATCAGTTGTTGTTTTACCTACCACTAGCAGGCACAGCTTTCAAAAAAGTTTACTATGATCCAAACAAACAAAGAGCAGTCAGCACGTTTGTACCTGTAGAAGATCTTGTAGTTCCATACACAGCGAGTGATTTAGAAACGTGTGAAAGAGTTACGCATGTAGTCAAAATGACTTACAACGAAATCAGAACGCAACAGCTCGCAGGATTCTACAGAGACATACCATTACAAGCTGCTGAAACAGCTATTGGCAGTGAGACAGAAGATAAAGAAGACGAACTACAAGGACTTAGTTCTACATCCAATGACATGATGTATGAACTGTTGGAGTGTCACGTATCCATGGACTTATTAGGATTTGAAGATCCAGACGGCTATCACTTACCTTTTATTATTACGATAGACAAAGCGTCAAACGAAGTTTTGTCTATTAGAAGAAACTATAATCCAAACGATCCACTCAGAACAAAGATACAGTATTTTGTACATTACAAGTTTCTTCCTGGCCTTGGGTTCTATGGGTTTGGCTTAATACACATGATTGGCGGTTTGTCTCGAACCGCTACTGGAGCCCTACGACAATTGATCGATGCAGGTACGCTGGCAAATCTACCTGCTGGGTTCAAGGCCAGGGGACTTAGAATCAGGGACGACGAGACTCCATTAGAACCTGGAGAGTTCAGAGACGTAGACGCACCAGGCGGAGCACTAAGGGACTCACTAATACCACTGCCTTACAAAGAACCGTCACAAACTTTGATGAGTTTACTAGGGTTCTGTGTAGAAGCAGGACAGAGGTTTGCATCTATTACTAATTTACAGATAGGCGAAGGCAACCAAGAACTACCTGTTGGAACAACTATGGCCTTACTAGAGCAAGGCACAAGAGTTATGTCCGCAGTACACAAAAGACTGCACTACGCACAAAAAACAGAATTCAAAATACTTTCTAGATTGTTTGCAGAGTCTTTGCCTCCTGTTTATCCATATCAAGTTATAGGTGGTGACCAACAGATCAAGCAAGCAGACTTTGATAATAGAGTAGATGTGATACCTGTAAGTGATCCTAACTTCTTCTCCATGAGTCAACGTATTACATTGGCACAACAAGAACTACAGTTAGTTCAAAGCAATCCACAGATACACAACATCAAAGAGTCATACAGAAGAATGTACCAAGCTTTAGGCACTGAAAATATTGAAGCGTTGTTCGCACCTGATCCGCCCCCACCCGTTCCGATGGATCCAGCAAGTGAGAATAGCGCAGCACTAATGGGTGCACCTCTTATGGCATTCCCTGATCAGGCGCATCAGATTCACATAGAGGTGCATCTTTCTTTCTTAGAGTCTGGAGCAGGTATGACAAACCCTGCAGCAGTGCCTATGATGGTGTCGCACATATTCCAACACATATCATTAGAAGCACAGAACCAAGCTAATGAACAGATGCCAGATCAACCACAACCGATGCAACAACAGATACCAGCCATGCAGCAAGGAGGAATGATGATGCCACCCCCACCTAACCCTGCAAAAGAAGCTTTGAAGGCACAACTAGAGCTAGAGATCATGGAATCGATCATGCCTAGAATAGAGAAGATACTATCTACTGACGATGGCGTAGTGGCATTGAAGCAACAAGAACTAGCCATACGTGCAAAAGAAAACGAAGATGATAAAATGATTGCAGAGGAGAGGATCAAACTGGACAAAGCTAAGCTTAAACAGAAAGACCAATCCGAAGAAGAGAAGTTAAAATCTCAAGAAGATATAGCAGCAATGAAAGTAGCAGCTGATAGAGAGAAGAAAAAATGAGAATAGGCATACCATCATTAGGTAGATTTGATAGAGGAGATGTAATCGACAGAGATCTTTTGCCTGAAAATCTTGGCTCTCTTGGTATAGATTTATCGAGCATACCTAGTGTCATGCCTGTAAGCATACAGAAAATGCCTCAAGCAGAACCAGGCACTCCGACTTGGTGGCAAGCAGCAGGATACACTTCTGCTAATGACGCAATCATGTCAGGTAATTTTAATTATGACATGAACAAAGGATGGCAGTTAAAACCAGGTGCAGTTACCCCTGCTATGGAAGAAATAGCAGCTAAATCTACTCCACCTACAAAGGACACCAGTTCTTTTAAGCCTTTATCTAATGTGGTATCTACCGACTTGGGACCCTTAGGAACAAGCGGAATGTCTGTTTTTGAAGACGAACCAATCACTATGGCTTCTGACTCAACGTCACCCATGTCACCCATGGTTGAGACAGAAGTCACCCTTCCAAGTTCCGATTCTGTTGGTATGAAAGCCCAAGAGTATCAAGATTTTTTAGATAAACTTGGCTCTACAAAGGTAGATGAGGAGCTTAAAAATTTATTCCCAACAGATCAAACTGACCCAGTACAAGCAGCCGTTGATGCTGCTGTGGGCAATGGTCAACCGACCACGGACGATACTATATTAGACCCAGATGATATGGTAGTAGGAGCTCAAATAGTAACTCAATATTACAATCCCGCAACAGGCGAAACTTTCACGCAATATAATACAGCACAACCTGTTCCAGAAGGTTTTATACCAGGCTCTCCTCCTGAGACTCCCGCACAACCCGATTTTATGACTCAGCTACAAGAACTCATAGCAAGTATGCAAGCTGAGCAAACAGCAGCAGCCGAACAAGCTGCAGCTGCCGAAGCAGAAAGACAAAAGCAAGCTGCTGAAATGACACAGAATTACATGGTTGGGCAACCAGCCGTAGGTTATAACCCGTACGAAAGCGGACAGTATCAAAACAATCCATACGGTGCTGCTGGCGTACCTGCCATGGGCGGAATTACAACTATACCCGTTCCTGCAGCTTATAACCCTAATCCATATCCAATAGGAGGAACAACATAGATTTACTACAATTCGCGACAGCTGTATTGCGCGCCATAGATGAAAAAGAACAGCAACTTCAAGAAATACTCTCCAACGGCGAAGTCCGAGACTGGGAGCATTACAAGAATCTGACTGGTCAAGTCGAGGCGTTAAACTACACACGAGAAGAAATTCGACAACTAATGAAAAACCAGGAGATATAAATGCCAAATCCAAGCAACCTAGCCATGGAAGAACAATGGAAAAAAGAAGAAGCGGACAAGTCTGCTTTAGAAAAAGCTTACCAGTCAGGTAAGAAGAAAGGAGACGCGACCACGCTTGATCCTGATAAATTAGATTCAGAATTACTAGACCAATTGCCTTCACCAACAGGGTGGAGGATCATGATATTACCGTACAAAGGCCAAGGACAAACCGAAGGTGGGATTGTTCTAACGAGCGAAACTCGTGAGAGACAGCAGATAGGAACTCTGCTTGGCTATGTACTAAAAGTCGGACCACAAGCGTACGACGGAGAAAGATTTTCTACTGGCCCTTGGTGTAAACCAGGAGACTGGGTATTGAATGATGATGAAATTATCGCAACGGTTCCAGACCCAGAAGCAATTCTGCATCAATTTTAATAACCATGGAGAACGACCATGCCTGAGCATAAACTAAATATGAATGCCGCTGAGGAAACAGTACAGCTAGATGATACTGGTCCTGAGGTGGATGTTGATATAGACGAAGGTGGAGCTTTACCTATAGATCCCCAGCAACCTGTTAAACCTGTACTAGGTGACGAAGGAGCTGCGGAAGTAGTACCAGAGCCAGAACCTCAACCCGAAGAAGCGAAAGCTGACGACCACGAAGAATACAGTAAAAGTGTAAAGAAACGTATCGACAAGCTAACTGCTAAACTAAGGGAAGCCGAACGAAGAGAGCAAGCAGCAACGCAATTTGCAGAAAACGTAAAGAAAGAAAACGAAACACTAGCACAACAAAAAACGAATTTAGATAGTAACTACATCGTAGCTGAGGCCAACAGGAT